TTCGGTCACAGTCACCGTTGCTGTGCCGTCAGTCGGAGCGGCCCAGACGCCGCCGGAGTAACCCGGGGTCGTGCCGGTCGTGTTGCCCGATGCGATGATCCGGTTACCGGCAATCATCGACTCCAGACCCGCCGAACTGCGGGCAGTCTGCGAACCGCCTGCGCTGGATGCCTGGTTGCCCAAGAGGGCGGCCTCCATGTCGCGCTTCAGTTCCTTGCCGTATTTCGTGACCAGCCGTGCGAGTTCCTTCGCGCGACCGTACTTCTTCACTGCGTCCGAAGTACGCGAGACGATCACCGTTTTGCGGCTGATCTGCGTGTAGTTCGACAGCATCGTGGTGGGCGTTGCGGTCGTGTACGTCGCGTCATCGCCTTCAACCTGTCGGTTTGTGGCCGTGGCAGCGAGCGAATCGGTCTGCCATTGGTGAAGTGTGTTCGTGGCCTTCTTGCGAGCGGCCATCGACATGAAAGGGGTGTCCGTGGGGGAGATGTTGAAGATTGCGTCTTCCACATCTTCGGCGATACCGATCAGGTCATATGTATCGGTAGTACCTGCTACTTGAGTCATTTCCTTACCTCATTCGTTTCTCGAAGAGCTTGGCGAGATATGCTTCGGTATCTGCTGTTTTGCCTGACTTCTTCGATTGATCGCGCAACTGCTGTAGTTGTGCGTTCGCATGCGTGTTTGGTGCGGAGCGAGACGACCTGACCTGCACGGGCTTGGTGTCTTGAACCTTCTTTTCCACGAGAGACTTGGAGCCTTGCAATTTCTTGTATTGCATTGCTGCGTGCAACACCCGCACCATGCGGGGATCAGCAATCGAGGCCAACTCTTCGCCGGTAAAACCGAATGACTTGCCGGTGTCGTCCAAGCTCTTGAGGAGGTCGGGTCCGAAATCCTTGAAGTCGCGCTTCAGTTCTTCAATGCACTTCGCTTGTGCTTTTTGCTTCAACTCCGTTCGCTTGACTTGAAACTGCTGCCCGGCTTGCTGGAGTTCAGCATTGATCCGGTTTGCAGCCTCTTGCAACTCGCGTTGCTGTCGGTCTAGGACAAGGTACTGTGCAGGGTCCGCAGTCGCCAGTGCCGCCCAATTGACTTGTGCGTATTGCTGGAGTTGCGTGTTCAGGGAATGGGCCTGAACGACTTTGTCGAAGTTCTCCTTATGAAACTCGGCTTCGGCCTTGACGGTTTCTGCCTTGATTTCCAGAGTTCTTCGTTCCTCAGCCACTTGCTGAGTTTTCTGGGTGTAGTCCTTTTGTCGGAGAACCGCATCCTTGAGTTTCTTGGGGAGTTGGTAGACATCCCCTTCAAACTCAACCTCTTCAGCTTCGGCGGTTGATTCTTCGGTTTGGCCTTCTGGCTCCGAATCGTCTTCCTTCGATGCTGATTCTTGCTCTTCGGGTTCGTCGTCGGATTCTTCCGGGGGTTCCGGGTCATCCTTCATACCGGCGCGCTCGAAGGCGGCTGCAAGTTTGTCTTCGACGCTAGCTTGTGGAACTTCCTGGACAGGAGTGGTTGCCATCTACACCTCAACGTACAAAACGCTTTACCTTTTGGGCCACGGATTGGGCTAGGGACATTTCTGCCATCTTGCCCGAATCAATCGCGGTCTTGAACTGAGTTTTCAGAGAACCGAGTAACTGCAAACTAAGGATTAACTCGTGTTGAGTTTCCACGTTCGAGATTTCAACGGTCTTCATCCGCTCAATCAGCGTGGATTCTATATGCTGAAAGGCTTTTTGGAAAATCGGGTCGTCAAGGAGCCTTTGGGCGTCTCTTGCATTCTTGATTTCGTCTTGGGGCGTCATAGGAGTACCGCTAGGGTTTCTTCCTCATCTTCCAACTGTTGATATACCCGGTCGTAGGTCTGTTTGTAGATTTGCCTGACTTCGGTTTGAACCTGCATCTCTACAGGAGTAGCTGATTTCTGCGCCGGGGCCTTCTTCGGCGGCTGAATCACAATCCTCGGCTTCTTGGGCTGTTTCGCTTTGTCGATTGCTTCCTCAGCCTGCTTCCTAGCCAGTAATTCAATCACGCTTTCCAGGTAGGCCATGTCCCCGATGTATTGTTTCCCATCGATATAGGCCACGAACTTGTGGGGATGGTGCCTACGCCCCGGCGAGCCGTTATTTGGCTGCGGGCCGACAATCGTTAAAGCTCCGGTATCGCCTTCCTGCGTCGCATTGATTCCGATGGATACCGTGGAATCGGTCAGCCCTCCATTCTCTTGGAAGGCGTCGCTTTGAAATGCGGTGGGCTGGAAGGCCGTAGCCATGATTATTTCTTCGTCAACGCGATAATGAGGTCACGCCAGCAATTCACGTAGTTGTGCATCATGAACCCCTTAACCTCGGGAGAGCGAAGTTCGATGGCCTGGTCCCAACTCCCCGCGGTGGTGTAGTCGAAATCGCAGGTATAGGGGACATGAGGAGCGTTGGCGTCTCGCCATAGCTTGTTCAGGTACAACGGATACCACTGGCTGAGAGGCGCTTTGTGGGTCGGATCACCGTAGAAGCAATCATGCTTCCAGTCCGGCGTAATGATCGTCGCGGTAGCTTTGGGTTTAAGAACGCGATACAACTCGTTGAAAAAGTTGATCCGCTCATCCCACGTCAGGTGCTCTACGAAATGCGACGACCTAACCTCGTCAATCGATGCGTCGGGGAAGGGGATTCCGTTTCGGATGTCGTGGACATGCTTTTGCCCGAAATCGATGGAGTCGATTCCCTCCCAGCCATCCATTTTCGTCTTGCCGCAGCCGATGTCGAGTCGCACTGGAGCTGACTCCACAGGCTCAGTACCTGGGAGTGGTAGCTCAACTGCGCGAAGAACATTACCTTTAGCCAATCAAGTCCCCTTAGTGGCATGTTTGCGCGCCCACCATTGGCGCCTAGCTTCGGCCATCTTGGCCTTGGTTTCTTCAGGCAGAACACGGCCCGCTCCTTGCCCCTTTTTTGATGCCGAGACCTTTGCTCGCCATTCAGGGCTCGCAGCCCTCGCCTGAGCGCATGCTTTTACCTTTGCGGCGACTTCTGGGCGCGCCATCGCAGCCTTTGTCTGTACTGAAATCATCTGGCGGTGTTCAGCAGAGCCAATGCGTAATCTCTTCTCTCGCAGTTCTCTCTCCCATTTTGGGAGCCCATTGATTCTCAATTCCGCGCATTTTGCCGCCCGAACCGACGAGCCCTTCTTCCCGGCCTCTCGCAGTCTTTCCAACTCCTTCGGGTTGGAGTGCCGGCGTTTCTGCCCCGCGCTCATATTGGCCGCAGAAACTTCGGTATGAATACGGCCTATAACACCTTCCCCGCCAATCGTTAGGTTGTAGCCACCTGGTGCCATCGTGCCGTAGGCTTGGATCGCCTTACGCTCCAAGTCGCTGAGATATTCCCAATCGTCGGCGATCACCAGCGTTTCGAGCTTGAAGGTATCCGCGCCATATTTTTTGATGGCGAGTTGAAGCGCTTGGCTTCGTCCTTCATTGACCCGCATTTGATGCACGCGCCATCTCTCTTCCGCTGTTTTTGAGGTGATTCCGATGTAGCTTTTGCCGCTTGGCGAAGTCAGACGATATAAGCATCCCATTCGTCTATTATATCTACCAAACCGTGTCCGGCGTACCGAATTTCCCCAAATAATCGTAATGTCCGACCATCACATTTGCGTCGACAGCACAACGATATCCATGTTTTCTCGCGTCGCTCCAGAAATACAAATCCTGTGTTGCGACGCCTCCCTCAGTTTGCGTTTTGAACCAAGGGCGCCGCAAATCTCCATCCTTGAACATATCTAGGCGCCAGAGGTTAAATCCCATTCCTGTACCGCAGCACTCTTTCAATTCGCCTGGATTGATAGGCTGTGGTCGGAAATTGTTTACCGGATCGCGCGGATCGCCCCAGACCTGAGGTACGCCGGTTCCGGCTCCCTTGGTCCAATAAAGCCCCCCAATACAGTCGTATTCCGGGTGGTTTTCCATCCGCTCCTGGAGCCTGATCAATCCATCCGGGGGCGGAATGTTGTCGTGCTCGATGGTCAGGATGTACTTGAACTTCGAGAGGTCAGTGTGAGCCAGAATGTTTTCGATGGCTTGGCTGTATGCCTCTCCAACCTCCATACCAACGCAGAACATCCGGTATACTTGGTTGTTCGGGGGAGAGTAGAGATTCATCCAACTCGCGACTACCTTGGTCGGAATCTCGCCCGCAGCAGGGATTAGGATGATCGTATCCAGCCGCTTCCAAGCCCCTGACGCCTTGACCCGATTGATACTGGCTTCGAGGTCCGCGTTGTGCTTTCCGTAGTCTGGGGCGATGATTTGAGGCTTCAATTTCTCTCCTAGGCTCGAAACCACGCGATTGTAATTCCGCCGCCGCCAGACGTATACACCACGGTCAGTTTTGGCCTCTGTGCGTCCGTCCCATCGTCCGAGGCAATTGGAACCGACCCATCAGTATCGTCTGTCTTTCGGAACAATACGCCGTTATTGGTCAGAGAACTATTGATGATGTTCTGAACGTGCGTCGCGAGTGCAGCCGATGTGAAATCGTTGTATCCGATAGAACCACTGAAACTTGACGACACGAGAGGGCTAGAGGTTACATCCCCGGCCCCTAAACCGCCAGCCGTTGCCCAGTTGTTTGTGGCGTCATACTTGTTCCACGTCACATCAACGATCGACATGGCCCGAAGAATCTCATAGATTTCAATCGGGCCTGTTGACCCCACGGTATCGTAGACGCTCAGTGTGGCACTCGAAACTGTGACCGGTCCTGTGATATTCGATAGGCCGTCGAACTTCAATACCCCGCGCCTAGGAGTGGCACTTTCACGCAAAGACAATGTGGTATTCGTATTGTTGTTTGCATCCGGTGCGCCTGCATCGATCAGGGCGTCAGTCGTCCCGGAGAAAGTACCCCCAGTGCTGTTATCAGTAATGATTGCAGTCGTCACGTCAACTGTCCGTAGTAGCTGCCGCAGTTGTTCGGCATCACGCGCCGACCGTAGTCAAACCCGCAAGAGTCATCAATCGCCGGATACTCGCCTGAGTGCACGTTGTCGCCGTCGAAAGTGCCTTGCGGGGCGGTATTCCCACGAGTCGTGAAGTTCGCGCCCAGGTTATGCAAGTCTTGGCTGGTGATCGTACCCCGATAGAAGGCGTTTCGCTCGAAGATGAAATCCTTATGGAATTCGATGGTTCCGTAAGGGCCAGAATCACAAGGGCCGTCAATGTTCTGCGGTCCGATACCAGACATCCACGTATTCTCGGAAGTGGTCGAGCCGATTACGTTGTCAGCAAGGACGACTTGCATCGATGCCATGCCGCCTTCGGCACTGACTGAGCCCCCAGGAAAATGCGTTCCACTTGTCCCGACGTAATCGCTATAGGTAAGTGAATTGCCGCTTGAATGGATTTTCAGCGCGCCCTTGTCGAACTTGCAGTGCCCTCCAAGCGTGTTGTGTCCGACAAAACATTTCGCGGTTCCGAACATGCGAAGGGAGAATTCGTCCGCGTAATCGAAATCGTTCGCGACGATGCCCGACTTCATGTAGTAACCCATGACCGTGATGTTCGGATGATCTGGATTCGCCGGATCGCCGCCACTAACGACACCATGAGCCGTGTTCTCAAACAGGAAATTCTCAATACCCCATGTGATGAGGGCTTTGTTTCCTGAGTACGAGCCACTATCGTAGTAGGAGGTGCTGTCCGTACTGATGGTGATCAGGGCATCATTGCCCGTCCCTGCATCGCGGGTCAATGTGCAGTTATAGATGGTGATCCGTTTTGGCGACTCGTTCCACGCAGTACGCTTCATATCGATGCCGTTGATGACGACTGTATGCGGGAACGTATCCAGACTGTTGCTTGCTGCTCCGTTGATGTTATCGACTTGGGGCTGTGCCCCGGTTCCATAACTTCCGAAGTAGATATTCGAGGTTCCGAACTGGACCGTCGCATCCGCGTGGGATTGGCCTTTCTTGAACAGATAACAGGTATTACTAGCAGGCGTCCCGACGCTTGAGGCATAGAGACATCCAGAAGGCCCAAGACCGTCGTTTGTCCCTGCGTTGTTAATGCACACCGTCGCCGTGCCTGGGAAGGCCGTGGTGAGGTCATCTACTGTCACGCTCTGCGTTGTCGATGTCTGTACAACGCCTGTTTGTAGAAGCGTCCAGTCTGCATGTGATCCGGGAACAATCCCGCTCGACGCCGCGTGTGCCGTAGCGCAGGTATAGGTATTCCCGCCGTTGGTTACGATATCGCCAACGATGTAGTTATAGGCCAGTTCATGCACGGCAGGAGCGGACCAGGGGATTCCTTTCGTGACGGTCAGTTTGACTGTATAGGAACCAGCCGTAAGGATGTTGAACGCACACATCGGACCGCCTGCCTGCGAATACCTCGCCAGGCCGTTTGCATATGTACCGGTTACTGTCGTTCCTGACTGCTGGACTTCAAATAGGTAATACAACTGCCGGAAATTGTCGTCCGAAGAAAACCCCGTGCAGGTCGTACCTGTAGCATCAGTCAGAAACGCCAATGGCACGGGGCCGCTAGTACGAGTGAGGCTGAGAGAAGGCGTGATGGCCGATGATCCGCCGCCAGACGAGTGAACGCCCCCGCCTCGCTTTACGATCTTCCCGCCAGAGACGTAGATGGCCATTTAAACCAACGTCGCGCCGATCAGTCGAACGGAATCGAGAGCACCAAGCCCGAGGGCGTTTTTCACCACAGTCTTGATGTTTTGTTCAAACACAGCTTCGAGAATCCCCGGGGTGACTCCATACATGTAGACCGTGCCCTGAGTCCCAATCGAGCTAGGCAGCACATACCGGACGCCAACCGTAAAGGTCGATCCACTGTCATCGTTGCTGATGCTTTCCACCAATGCGATAGCTGTCGTCACTTTCTTCCCCTTGTTAAACCGTCGAACTAGCGAACCAAACAATCGGAGCGCGGAACTGAGACTGCCCCGTGCCTTGGATTTGAGAAAACCCGATTGATACCGGCATGCCGGAAGTCGTGGCCGAGTACGAACCCTGCCCGAGAGTAATCTGCATCGAAGCATTGGTTGCTGCGCTGAACATCCCGAGGAAGTTAGTGGCGATGCCTGCCGACTGTCGCAGATGAGAATAGGAACCATCCGCTCCCCCGGAGGTCGTGCGGGACACCAGAGCAAACCAGTACTGGCCGTCTGCAATCGTCGTTGTCCACGGGAAGGTCAGAGCCCGAAGCCCTGAAACCGAGGAGTAGATTCCTGCCGTCCCGGATTGGGTGATTGCGAAACTGGCCGATGCGCTGCCATACAGCGAAAGCGTCGAGGCGTTCCGGCTATACAAGCCTGCCCAGAAACTCAGGGTGTGAGAGCCTGAACTGTTTGAGCTGTTCGTGTTGTAGATCGGGACTACAACCCGGTCGAACTGGACATCAGGCAGTGGCATGGGGTCGATGATCATCACCCCCTGCCCAATCTGTGTCATTTCGTAGGCAAGGTCCGCATAAGGGCTGATGCCGCTTTTCGTTCCCTTGGTGCGACTGATCGTGATCGTCGATCCGTTCGAGGAAATGGAAATGTCCCCGCCGGCAACGAGACTTGAGGTTGCAGGCGCACTGAAGACGATCTGACTGGCGTTCGTGCCGCTCAGGGTCAGGTTGACCCCGGAGAAGCCGAGAGTCGAACCTGTCGCAGTGGTGTTCCCTGCGGTATTCGCCCCCAGCAGATTGATTGCGTTGCTTTCCGCTGCAGCGCCTGGTGCCGCGACGGACATCGACATTGCAATGCCAAGAGTATTGTGGGTGATGGACGCGGAGATATTCGCACCCGTGAACCCCGTGGATGTTCCTGCATACCCTCCTGCATTGAAACTCAGCCCTGAACTGTTCACCGTCCAAGTGACGTTCGTCTGGGCCGTGTTCAGGCCAATAGCATCCGTCGAAGCACGCGCCGTGGTGATGGCGTTATGGCTTGCAGTGACCGTGCTTCCATTGAGCCCGAAACTCACCCCATTGGAGTTCGAGAAGACGATGGAATTGACGTCGCCGCTGGTCGTTCCTGCGCTGACGTTGAAGTTGTAGGATGCCGTGATCCTCGAACTTCCAGACATTCCGAACGAAATGTTGTTCGAGTTGCTGAATACCATCGTCCCGGTCGAGACGGATTGAGTTCCGGCCGAGATTGCAACCCCGCCTCCACCACCAGCCTCGCCGACGACCGAGATGGTCATGGAGCCCGCATTCGTGGAGCCCGACAAGGTGATATTCGCCCCACCCGCCAGGACAAGCCTGTCTGTCCCGAATCCAGTGTCTCCTGCGGTATTTCCTCCCGTGGACATACCCACAGACTGGACAGCGAAACTCGTCGTGTCAGGCCCGGAGACGTAGAAACTCCCTGCCGACAGACCGACCGAGATGATCCCGGCTCCCACCATGCTCAAGGATCGTGCGTCTAATGTGGAGCTGGAACTTTGCCCAGTCGTTTGGCTGGAGGCATACAGCCCCATCGTCTGGTTGGTCTGTGCTGCTACTGAGGCAGTCATCACCGACCCGCCAGTAGTGTTCAGCCCGAACGAAACGCCATTCAAGTTAGACCAAAGGATGGTTCCTGAGGTCTGGGCGGTTCGAGTCCCCGCCGCCATGATGTTGACGCCATCTCCTGCCGCTGCGTTGGCAGAGATGACCACAGACCCATTGGAAACCCCAACTGAGACGACCCCAGCCCCTCGGAAACTCAGGGAACGGGCATCAATGGTCCCGCTAGAGCTTTGGGTGGTGTTCGAGACCGCATAAGCCCCGATCTGCTGGTTTGTCTGGGTCGGGACCGTGTAGGAAGCAGTAACAACATTGGCCCCGTTCGAGCCGAAACTGATCCCGTTGAGGTTGCCGAACGAAACATCACCTGTCCGGTAGGTCGTGTTGGAAACTACGATCCCTTGGACATTCGATTGAGTCTGAGCCGTCTGGTTGAAACTCGCACTCGCGGTGATCGTGGATGCGTTGTTCCCGAACGTGACGTTGTTCGAGTTCGAGAAGACAATCGCCCCCGTCGAACCGTTCACGCTCACCATGTTCTGGGTCTGAACGGTTTGACTCGCCGCGCTGAAGATCAGCGAAGCCCCGTTTGCAGACAGGGTGACGTTGTTGCCACCTTGATAGACGATATTCGTCCCGGACATCGTGGACGCACCCGATGTATTCCCGGAAAGGGTCAGGAAGATGTTGTGCGCACTGTTCCAGTCACTGGGCCGGACGATTTGAGTCGCGTTGGCGGTGGTGGTAGCTCCTGCGGAATTGAAGACCGTTACCGTTCCGGTAAAGTCTGCAATCGGGCTGGATAGGACGTGACTGAGTGCCATGTTTACCTCACGGGTTTCCTGCTGTGATGGTGAAGCTGGTTACCTTCATCGTGGCACCTACTGTCACGTTTACATTGTTGATACTCACCTCGCTCAAACCGAAGTCTGTGACATGGGTTGAACCATCGGATTGGACGATCCGAAACCAGGAGATTTGCCCGTTTGCCAGGCCAAGAACATCAGCTGGCAGAGTGGGGGACAAAACTCCCACAGCAGCCCCCGCTGCAAAAGGCGTTCCGAGCGTCCATTCCACGAGTTTTGTCGTGGCTGCCCCACCCGTCGCTGGTCGAGCGCCGTCATACGCCCTCAAGAGCGCACCATTCCCTGCTCTTGCCGTGATCTGGTCGAGCTGGTTGTTTCTCAGGGTGACTGCGTGACCGAAACTCATAGCTCACCATCCTGTGCCGGCCTTGATCCAACCACCTTGCCGTCTTTTCGGATTGGGATTCGTGGACGGTTGATGTCCTGCCTCAATCCACCGATTGCTTCCGCGATCTGGCTCAGGGCATCGGGCTTCTCGTTGGGGATCGCATCGACCGTCTTGGAGCCAATGACTTTTCCACCCTTGTCCCTGACTGGAATTCGAGGCTTGTTCATGTCGGACCTGAGCCCTTCCATGATCTTCACCACCTCACCCAATGCTCCACCGATGTTCTTGGTTGATTCATCGACCTTCGAGGCTACTGGATTGATGTCGTTGGCCTGTTTCTCCCGATCTGCCTGTTGTTGGTTGACTTGCAGGGCTGCTGCGTTCTTGGCCTGCATCTCGGCAATGGCGAGCTTGGTCGCGTCGTCCATCTGTTTGATGGCCAACTGAAGCTGTCGATCCCGCTCCTTCTCGTTGGCCTCGTTCTCCATCTTCATCTGGTCGAGTTGGGCCTGAGCCTGGAATTTCTGGGCGTCTGCTTGCAGTTGCGCCTGTGTCTTTTGTTGGTCTGCCTGGAGTTGTGCTTGGGTCTTCTGCACATCTGCTTGGGCCTTGATTTGGTCCGGGTTAGGTTGAGGCGGGGCGGGCGGTTGCTTGGCCGGGTCGGTCCAGAAATCCTCGGCATTCTTGAAGCCGGCATTCTGGGTGAGCTTGACCAAAGCGTTGTAGATGTTCTGCGGGCTTGCAACTCCAATCTGGATTGCCTGCTGTTGAGCCTGAAGAATCACCATCAAGTGTTGGAGCTGCTGGTCCTTGTTCCCTGTCCCCAGGCCAACGGAGACGGTCACATCACGGCGGGTTTTCCATTCTCGCGGGTCAACCGGAATCCACTGATTCCTGAGTTTGACCATTTCGACCTTGCGACCATTCTTGATGCTCACTGCATGGATCAGCAGCATCAAGCACTTGACCCCAGTTTCAGCGAAGATGCGAGCAATTAGCTCAATCCTCTGCTGCGAGGCGTTCATGATCTGACTTACGCCGTGGGCCGTCTTGTTCAGACTATTCGAGTCAAGGCCCTGGTTGTATTTCGTGACCCCGGTTCTATTCTCACGGACGGTATCGACGTATTCGATGGCCTGGAGGATCGATCCTGATTCTGTCGGGTGGAGAAGGGGCGCAATTGCCGCTCCGACCGGGCCATTGACCCGCACCACGCCACCCGGACGAGACACAAGCATGTCGTCCATGTTGACCATGTTCGCATCAATGGCATACCGCCCATTGTTTGCGAGGTACATGTTGTCCAGAAAACCCCGCGTCAGGGTCGTGCGGATCAACTGGAGGTCGTTAACGATGTCATCAACCGACTGGCCGTAGTGCTCATGAGGGATTCTCATGGGCGTGATTGCGGCTACAGGGATGAAATCGTCTTCTTCGTCTTCGAGGATCGTCGTCCCGACAATCACGATCCTGCGGAGTTCGGCAATCCCGTCTCCGTCAGAATCAAAGTTCATCCATACATACCGAGTCCGAACCCGACGAGTAGCAGGGTCTACTCCTAGATCTTCCCGCTCCGTACTGTTGTCGTCGTTCGTGACCGAGCGTTGACTTTGGAGGAACTTGTCATCCTCATTCCCCGATCCTGTGTCGGAGATAGTGTCATCAACGTCGAATCCATCTTCCCTCAGTTGAGAGATGGTCGGGTAGTCGATGACTTCCACAAACGGACAGCCCTGAAGGTCTACCTGTCCCCAATCGGAAGCCACTAGAACCCGCTCGGGAGCGATGTTCTGGACCTTGGTGTAGTGGTATTCCTTGTTCTGGCGGACGATCACGTCATGCTGAGGACCGTATCCGTTGTCGTAGACGGTATGCTCAATGAATTCAGGCTCGTCCTCTGCGAGTTTGGCTAGTTCGTCGTCAAACAGCCCTTTGTATGACTCTCGGCTGGGTTTGGGCTCAGTGCAGCTCTGCACCATGACATAGCCTGTTTTCTGGACAAGAGCATCATGGAACCAGTCGTGGAGGACCAGGAATCCATTGTTCTTGCTCATCAAGATATGGTTCACATAGGCAGTCTCTTGCTCTGCCTGCTGCACATCCTCAGGACCAAATGGATCGAAAGTGACCACCTCATCACCAGAGCAGAAAACCTTCATCAGTGAAGGCTTGATCCACTCCACGGTATCCGCAACGTCACGCATGACGACCTGTGAGCGGCCGTCTACCTCGTTTCCGTAGGGTCTGCCCAGATAGTGGTCCAGGGCTGCTGCGCGTTCCTCTGAGAGTTCACCAGAGGCCAGTGAAAGGCGTTCCTGCTGCTCGATGGCAGCTATGATGCTGGTTTGTTTCATTGCATCATCCGAGCCCATAGCCTTTGCAACACCATCAACTTTCTTGCTTCAGATGCATTGCATGCCATGACCCGGGCTCGGCGCGCCCCATACCCGCGAACATCCCACATTATTTGATAGATGTTCATTGGGCCACTTTTGGGGGGCGACCCCGGCGCTTTGGGGCCAAGGTATCGATGTCCAGGTCAACACCTTCGGTCTTCTCTGCCTCTAACGCCAGGAGCCGTTCATTGACGGTTTCCCAGAGTTCTTTGAGGTAGGTGACTTGTTCGTGAAGGTGCTTTAGTTGATTGAAGAGTTGTTGACTCATTGCATCTCAGGCGTTTTAGACGATTCCTGCTGCCGGATACTTGATCTTCTTGGCGAACAGTTCTTCGTTGCTTAGCTGAGGTGCGACGAGAGCCAGATACCGGAACGCATCGGCTCCGTGGCTGTATTCATCATGCACCGGGGACGCAGGCTCACCCGTGGTGGTTGGGATATTGCGTCGATACCTTTTTAGGCACTGAACGAGTCTATCAGACTTTTGTTTGTCGAAATAGACCTGGTTGAATGACATCCGGGCTTGTTTGATACCCGTTTCGATACTCTGGTTCGGAATGGGTCTGGTGCTCCATCCAAGCGCTTGGAGTATCTGGTTAGGGGTTCTCCCTGATTCCGGGGATGCGTGCATCGCATCGTGAGGGAGCCACATGCTTCCCCAATTGAGTCGTTTGTTCCTCAGTTCGGCGCTGAACCAATCGTATGTCTTATGGTCATCCTCTATCGTTTCGATAACCCGGAGGGTGGACAAGTGCTTTTGCACAAGGATGAGGAACATAGAGTCGTTCCAACCCAGGTCCCAAACCACATGCACTTTGAGAGCCGGGTCATACGGGACGGGGCAGATACGGCCTTGTTCGATACTGGCGGCGAGCTGGTCTGCGTAGATTGCTCCTTGGACAGCAGGCAGGCAGGCCCCTTCCCAGATGTTTTCGTAGTCTGCTTTGGGGAGAGTTGCTTTTGCATGGAGGCGTTCTTGTTCTAGAACCTCGGGGAACCAAGGGTTATCACTGTGATTGATCTTGACTGTTACGCAGTCTGGCGGAGGATTGATGACGAAGCGCACGTAGGCCGGGTCGTCGTCCAGCTCTGCATTGAAGCTGATCCATATCTCCGAACCCGGTTTGCGGATAGTCGGAGTAAGGATGCGCCAGGACCGATCTGAAACGGCTTTTGCCTCTTCCACCCAGCAACGGTCAACACCTTCATAGGACTTGATGGATTCGACTGTGTGTGATGCTAGGCCTGCGAACAGGAAGACTGTCCCGTTCTTGCCGCGAATCTCGTTGTCCAAGACATCGTAGAAGGCTCCTAGGCCTAGGGATTGAATCTGATCACTCAGTAGGCTGTGGACCGATTCCTTGATGGACTTCTGCACTTCCCGTGTGCAGAGGATGCGTAAGGGCTTCTCAGCTCCTTGAATCAGCAGGGCCCGGGCAAAACCCCAGCTCTTGGCCCCACCTCTGCCTCCGTAGGCGCATTTATAGCGATGCGGCTCGAAAAGGAAGCGAAGTTTTTGAGGGAATTCGATCAAACGATACTTTCTTGCCGGTCTTCTCGGTGAAACACCGTGTTTTTCGATACCCAGCGTCTAGCAAAGTATCATTTCCTGCTTTTGGCGGGCTTCTGAGCCTGGCGCTTGATCGAATATGCGATGGCAACTGCCTGCTTTACCGGCTTCCCGGCCTTCACTTCTGCCTTGATGTTCTTCGAGAAGGCTTGTTTGCTTGTCGATTTGGTCAGAGGCATCGTGGTCCTACTTGAATGTGACGGTCAGACTGTGCTGAAGCGGATTGTTCGGATCACCAACAACCTGCATGGGGAGAACTTTGCCTATCAGGCTCAGAAAGGCCGCTGGAGAGTCTTCTGCGCGGCGAGTTAGGTACTCGACACCCCCAGCGTTGTCCAAGGCCTCTAGCACCATGAGGCGCAATTCCTTGGTGACCTTGTTCACGGCCCCTTTCGGCTTCCCGGGATTACCCTTGCCGAACTTGGTCGTAGTTTTCGGGGCTTGCGAAGTGTCCACTTGCTGACTTGTTTCGGTTGTTCGCCTATTCTAAATCGTTTTCAGGCGAAGAACACGATTACCAGGCACAGAACTGCAATCATGATTGTCCAGAAGCGTTCGCTCATTTTCACCCTGCGATGATGAGCGCCAGAGCAGCACTTGCCGCAACGATAAGGATAGCCCGCACTAGGGCGGCTTCGTACCAGTATTTCATAGTATGAGACTCACAACAGCAGCCCAGAAGGCCAGAACCGCTATGGGGATGAGGAAGAGAATGTTCATGTCAGCCTTGGTCTTCATGCTGTTTCTCCGGTTTACTGGGCTTGTCTGGGGCTTAGGTCACGTTTCATTCACCGGCCCAAAATCGACTTCTGGCTTGATCCAGCGGCCATCTCTCTTGATGAGACCACGCATCGCGCAAGGGCATAACGGCTCGCCTCTCTGTGGGCCTATGCAGCCACATTGAGTTATTGCCTGAGTCGGCTCCCAGCCTTGATGCTTCTGAATGGCGTCGTACCGGCCGTAATCGATGACATGCATTACTCTCATTCCTTGCTCTTCAGTTCCTTGGCTTTCGCCCTGCGCTTCCTCAGCTTCTCAGCCAAGGTTTTGATCTGTTGGTGGTCTGCTGGGTTTGCGTAGACTTCTAGGCGGGTTAGGCCCTCGGCTGCGCGGCGCTTGCGCTCTTCAGCTTTGCGCTTGGCAGCGTCCCAATCAAGCCCTCTGGCGCGTATCTTGGCAGCACATGCGCCGGGTACATAGCCTTCGTTGTCGCTCATTAGATGCTTTGAAGATGGGCTAGCTCACGGGAATCGAACCCGGCCGGTGATAGACCGGTGGCTACCTTGCGCGCTGCCTTTGCCGAGCCCATCATCAAAGAACCAAACCTCACGATCACCCCCCGGCGGTCAGCGTAAGGCCCAGGACCCGCTCGATTTCTTCGAGTGTCTTTCGGTCCCGCTGCAATTCTTACTTGTGCCATGCGGTTTCCTTTGCTTTGGTTATGGCGGCAGCTAATGCTTCAGCAGGCGTAGCACCTTCTCCCCATACCTTCACCTTCGGCATGTGGGTGCTGCGGCCGATCTCCTGCCAGACTTGCCACTTGCCGGAAGCGCCGAACTTCAGCACCTCGCACTGGATCATCCAGCGAGGATGCTTCGCTAGTTCGGCCAGCAGATCGCTCACAGGCCAAGCTCCCGCATCAGGTCGTCATCGCTCATTTCGGGCAGCGCAGCGAACTGTGCTTCAGCGGCGATTTCCTTCTCGATCTGCGCGACCCAAACCGTGCGCGCCTCAATTTCTTGCGCCGACCTCGCAACCGCCAAACGCGCCCGTTCGTTCAAGAGGCGAAGCTGAAGGGCGTTTAGGTGGGTCATGTTGCTTCTCCTGTGTGTTTGCTGATCCGATGACTAGACTATAGATCGTGACCGGTCACAACACAAGCACTTTCTGCAACTGTTACATCTTCGAGGGCTTTGGCTTTCGCCCGGTAGGTCTCTTTGATCTGCTTTAGATCGTCTATGGTGTATTTCTTGCTTGGATGATGTCCCTCAAGCCATTCAACTGCCACCAGACCGATTTTCTCAACCAGTCTTGCGCGATATAGGACCAGATTGCCTGAGAGGTAGCTGTTGCAGTGCTCGCACTGTTTGTGCACGTTGAGTTCGTGAAAGCGGAGTTCGGGACGCGCTCCGGTCGATAGGTAGTGCCCAGCATTAGCTTTCGACCCACTGGACCTTCCGCAGCTAATGCAAGGTTCTCCAGTATCACGGAGTCTGACCCAGGTGTTGAATTGCTCCTGAGCTTCTTTGACCCATTTCGACCGTGGTTTCGCATTCTCTTTCCTTGCCTTGAGCTTCTGCTTCTCTTCCTTCTTCTGGCTGGATACGTGCTTCTTTGCACAGGGGACTGAGCAGACTTGGGCTAGGGGGCGGAAGGGGAGAAATTCCTTCCCGCAGGCTTTGCAGGTTGTCATCCCCACTGATCTGCCATTGCCTGACCGATCCCCTCGTATGTCTGACTTCTGAGCCTTGCTCTTTCCGGCCCGGGAGCCATACGCCAGCAGACTTCCCATGTTTCACGCTCTCGGCTCAGCGGTGAAGGGATTTCCAGTTGGTTCGTTGGCTTCAGCTTCGGCAATCCATCCAACCATAGGAATGTGGCCTTGAACTCCGGGTGGCCGAATTGATGAGGCTGAATGATCTGGTCCGGCTTGCGAATCTCGGTGCTCAGGATTCCTACAGGGTTTTCCAGTGCTTTTTTCTCGATTGGTGCGCTCCAAAGCTTCTTTGCAAATTCGATTGACTGCTGCTGCCGTCCATCTGCCCGCTTATCCTTGAACCATCTTGCACCGCTCACGGCCAGATCGGTGCAAGGCGGAAATGCGATCATCAACTCCCACGGCATGCTAGGCCAGAACGAATCCCGATAATATGGCCACGGAACCCCATCAAGCACGTTAAGGACATCTCCTTGGATGTGATGCGGGCTTCCATCATCAGCAGGCTCGATGTCGCATGACCATGCCTCATGACCTTTTGCACGAAATGCTCGCCGGACTACTCCGCTGCGCTCGCAGGCAACCAGCACCCTCATTGCGTTCCCCTATCCATTGCTCGGTTTGAGGCTTCCTGGCTTCTCCATACCTCGATTGCAGCCTGGTCGGTGGCCATCCTCCACCTCAACAGTTCCTCGGCCTCTACGGCCTGTTTAAGCCCTTCCAGATGGGCTGCGTAGTCAGGGTGTGCATAAGCATCCCTTTCCTGCTCTGCTGCGCTCTTGGCTCCGCTTCTGCTCATCAGGAGTGCCTTTAGGGTTTTCCTGTACTCTTCGAGGTAAACGCGCTCTGCCTTGGCCTTTGCCAGCTTGGGCGCTCCGTCCCACATTCTTCGCAGGTTCTTCTGCGGATTGATCGGCTCATCAGCCATTGAACGGCTTCCACAGCGGGCAAACCCGGTTCGGTCGTTGAATCACGCTTGCATCGATGATCGTCATGCGCCTTTCATCCCTGTTCTTCTTCGGCTCTACGATCCTGAATCGCTTGCAGGTCATGCACTCGACTACTTGGCGGGTGGGGCAGCAGATATTCATGCTTTAGCCTTCGTCTTGACATGCCGAGTCAAGATTTCTTCCATCTTCCAAAGAAGTCGGCTGATTTCGCCCCAGTCATCGTCTGTCACGAATTCCCACGGCAATACATCATCGAACACCTTCCTCACTGCGCGAATCTTGGCTAGGTTCGTTGCATTGATGTATTCAGATTCGGTCATACGATCTCCAATTGCTCGGGCTTGCGGGGCTCGGGTGGCAATAGAAGGGAGCCTTGTTTCTGGGCCTCCTCGATTCGCTGGCGCGCGATGTCGAAGTATTTACGCTCGCGCTCTATACCAGTGAACGACGGGCAGCAGATGGTCATTCTTTCATCAACTCTTCAACGCGAACTTGTTGCCACCCAGCCTTACGAGCCATGTCGGCGCACAGGTCGGCAGCTACGGCGAGTTCGTAGGGCTTGGAGCGCACGCGCTTGGGCTTGTTCTTGAGCATGTAGCGCTGCTCCTCCCATGGATCAAGAATGCACTCGAACAGAGGGTTTGATTTGTG